TAAGCACTGCTGTTCTGTTGGAAACGTCATCTGCAACCTTGCTGGTCTGTCCTGTGGATCGTTTACGTGAACTGCTATTATTATCAGTAACCACATCGTCTCGCTCCTTGGTCCATGTGACTATTTCCCAACGACCGTCATGATGTTCTACCAGAGCGGTCATTGATTCTACCCAATCCCCGTCATTCATATAGACGATACCGTCTATGTCTTTGATCTCTGCGTGATGTATGTGTCCACAGATCACTCCATCGAAGCCACGCTTCTTGCAGTAGGCAGCTAGGTTACGCTCAAACTGGAATATAAAGTCCACGGCTTTCTTTACACGAGCTTTGAGATATTTGCTCAGTGACCAATAGCCAAATCCCATACGATGACGGATCCAGTTGAACTTGTTGTTCAGCATCAAAACAAAGTCATAGGCTTTATCTCCTAAGAAACTTAGCCAAGGAGCCAGTCTGGTGATACCATCAAACAAATCTCCATGTGTGACTAGATAGTGTTTACCGTCTGCACCTATGTGTTCTATCTGATTGACCACTTCGATGTTGCCAAAGTTGATACCGTAGGGCATCAAAGGACGGAGGAACTCATCGTGATTGCCTGCTACATATACAACACGAGTTCCACGCTTGGCATGACCCATGACACGACGGACCACATTGGTATGGCTCTGTTTCCAACGCCACTTGTTCTGTTGTATGCGCCAAGCATCTATGATATCACCTACCATGTAGAGTGTTTCACAGGTGTTATGTTTGAGGAAGTTGTTCAGCTGTTCCGCTTTACAATCACGGGTTCCTAGGTGAACATCAGAGATAAAAATAGAGCGGTAAGTCTTTTGCATAGCAATATTTACCGCTCTAGAGTGTGTGTAAGATTACAGATCGATTAAATCTGAACCACGGTCCAACGGTGTGTGAACGGCTTACCTTCGGCCTTGCGTTTCAAGATTTTTTGGAACTCTTCTTTACGGAGTTCTGCCATCTTCTTGGCGTCGTGGTCGAAGCAAGCCTGATACAGTTCCGCTATGAGCTTTTTCTGTTTCATAGTCTTGCCCCTCCTTGTATAGTATTTACAATACTATCAAAGAAAAAAGATTACAAGACCGATCTAGGCAGATTGGAAAAATCCGTTCACGAACTCCAATAATAGATTGTGATGTCGACCCTGATGGTATCGGCCACGCAACCAGCTGTAGCTGTCATACCAATGCTGTTGGCTCTCTGGATGGCATCCAATCAATGCTATGTTATTTTGGATCACAGCCATAGCATCGCCATTACTATATGTAGCCACAGTTTTGAACTTGGTATGATCTCCTACAAGAGCGCAGCCGTCATAGAAATACATCTGTTCCGGAACGCCATTCCAAACGATATCGATATTTTTAGCATGAGGTCTGCGTGTATCAGTTCCGGGTCTTTTGATATACTGGACCGCATCAACACTGTCTAGTATATCAAAATAATATGACCCTGCCCAGTAAGCTCCCATACAAATGCCTAGATATCTGCCGCCGCCGTTGACATAATCTTTTATTCGTCCTTGGTGCTCAGATGTTAGATATTCAAACTTTTCGGAATCACCAAATCCTCCCGGAAAACAAACACAGTCAACGTCATCAAAGAAGTCGTCTTCTAATTCGTGACGTGTAAAGATTTTAAAAGAATAGTGAGGGCTTAGAGATTTTATTATGCCGTTATTGCTCTGGATTGAACAATAAGGTTGATGCAAAAACAATGCTATAGTTTTCATTGCTTACGATATTAAAGCTCACTTAGGGTAGCATTCCGGGGCACGACTCCCATACCACCCTGCCCAGCAGCCGGGCACACACTTGTAACGATAACGTCCTAAGGTAGTGTGTCTGGTTTCGGTGGACAACAATATGTTGGATCGCACCATTCATTTTCTGCGTAAACTGGCAATGTAGAAAGAGAAAACATCATTATTAAAATTATATTTTTCATATTAATCTTCTCTAGATTTTTCCACAGTAAAGTCATCACGACTTAAATTCGGATGTCTCGTGATAACTTTGTTAATAACATCTTCTTTACTGTCGCCTTCGATACGTGCCTGACGCCCGTTACTGGTTAGCGTAACTGTGTATGTTCCCGGACCGTCATCGTCACCCTCTGGCTTCTTTTCTTCCTTGGCTTCTGATGCATAGGAATAAGGCAACTTGTCTTTAATATCTGCTACAACTTTCTCAATATCGTATCCACCTTTTGTAATTTCTGTAGAATTCTGTTTGATTTCGTCCGCTTTAGATTTTATCGCAGCTATGATCTTCTTTAATAATCCTGGAAATAATTCAGCAAACTTTTGATCACCTCGACTATAGCTTAGACTTTGATTACCGTTATTCATCTGTCCGGTAGGACCATGCATCTGCCATTTGCCATTAACATCGTCTTGATTCTGCTTGTCAACAATACTGATGATCGGACCATCGGGAGCATAATTATTGAACCATCTCAATCCAGAAGAACTTCCTGTGCAGAAACTGGCTTTGTATCCTTCGCTGTTATTAAATGTATAACAAGCACCATAATTATAAGGAAGAGTTACTAAGAAACGTTCATCGTCTATCAGCGTAGATTCTTTCTTTTCACGCTTATGTTTTTCAATCGTTTCGGCATCTTTGATTTTTTCTAACTCATTCCTATATTCAGGCATACGAACTATCGTCTGTATCTGTCTTAGGTTCTTGAATCTATTAAAGTCTTGATGGGGTTCTTTGAGTTTACCACGGACACTCAGTGCTTTCCAAGCACCTAGAGCATCACCACCTTCTCCGTTGATATCTTCAAAGTCAACCATACCGTTGGTGTAAAGACGTGTAAGCCAATCGTCAAACTTGCCGTCTGCTGATAGATCACCATAGTCGGTTGATCTCAGAGAATCGTCTAGCATTTCACTCCATAACTTGACGATGTCTTCGTCTGAAGGTTTAGTGCCTAAACGTGCTACTTTATCTTTAGGCAAAGTAGAATCGTGACGCATAGCTATGCCCAACATCTTTACAGTTTTGGGATCTTTTAACTTGGCTGCTATGTTAGCCTCTAATACTATTTGACCTAGTTTCATCCTGTTATCAATGCCCTTTTAAAGAATCCAAGAACTGTGCCTAGTTTTTTCTGATCTCCGGCACTGATATCTTTTAATAATTGTTGTGTGCCTTCGGAATGTTGTGCAGAATAACTGCTACCATAACCTCTTCCGATAGTTCCTGTTTGATCTGGGTAATGATGGCTAGCTGCCATTAGCACTGCTATGTTGATAGCACCTTTTACAGATCCAGGAACGTCACTGCTGCCGCTTTCTAATGATTCTAATGCGTTTTGTAGGCTTTCGACTTGACTTAATTTTTTCTTTGCTTTTTCAAAAGCATCATTTTTAATTTGATTAGCGATATGTCCTTTGATATCAGCTATGGCTGCTGTGATGGCTCGAGCCCATAAAGGTTTAAACTTTTTCATCAGGGTTTCCTGATTGATTTCTTGACTCATACCAGACTGGGAATCTTGACGCTTGCGTTGCTTGTCGTCCACAGCAGAAGTATTTTTACCAACATAAAACTTTTGAAGTTTACCGATCTCACCTTTAAGGAAATCTAAGACATTGCCACCTCGTCCGTCTTTGACTACACGCACTTCACCTCCGGTGCTGGCCACTGCTTCATAATTTCCGCTACGAGCTCTAATAGCACCTGTGCCTTTAGCTCCTTGGATGATCACCCATGCTCCTCTGTATGAATCTTTTAATTCACTCCAACTGATCTTATCTACTTGTCGATAGTCTTGATCGTGAGCTAATTTCATTTCTTTATGAAGTTTAGTTATGACTTCATTACCTCCGGGGTTTCCTGAGATAAGACTTAAAGATGTAGAAGCTTCATCTACATAACCTTCTAGAAGCTGTGCGAATATCTGATAGCTCTTTGCCTGCATATTAGTTACACCATGATTGTTTGGCTTCGCCGTAATATTCACGAGCGAAACCGTTACGGATCAATTCAGCACGTAGACTAACTCCATTTAGTATGATATCTCCCAATACACGACCACCGAACTTGTCCCACCCGTAGAGTGTAACTTGATGCTTCTGGGTAGTAGCGACAGCGTTTTTGGTGAACTCTGTAGCGGCTTTTCCTCGTTGATCCTCTGAAGGGCACTGAGCTCTAAATCCTTTTTCAGGAGTGTCGACACCGTAGATTCTAATTGCAAGTTCTGGCTTGAGCGGACTAGGAAGGAACGGCGCACTGATTACCACTGTGTCGCCGTCATTCACCCTTAAAATTTGTGCATCGTAAGTAACGCCCTGAGGCGCTTTTTGTGCCAGTGCTAATGCAGGCACTGCCAATAATAATAGTAGTAGTTTTTTCATCTGTTAGATCCAAATAAGATACTATATTTATACACTCTTTTCCGTATACTCTGCTTTTCGCCAACCCAGTAAAAACTCTGCTTTCCAATGATTTTGATCGAATCCTTGTAGGTGTTGCCATTGATCTCGCTGAGCCCAAACACGATCAGCAGCATCTTTCCAATCTGTGTGACGCACTGTGTATTCGAATAAGATCATCCTATTTTTAAAATCTTCGTAATCGCAGTTGTCATATTCTACGTGTAGAACTTCGAAAGTTTCACCATCACAAACAGCGTCTAAAGCGAAATCGAACCCCCATTTTCTACGAGTTCTTAGGAGATAGTC